ATGATTTTATGGAACATTGTGGCGACCCTCGTATTAACTACGAGTCTACACTTGAAAGTTTCCTTCGTATGCTTGTTCGTGACTCTTTGATTTTTGACCAAGCTTGCTTTGAAATTATTCGTAATAAAGCAGGAGATGTCTGCGGGTTTATGAATGTAGACTCAGCTACTATTAGAAGAAGTAAGATGTCAGAGGAAGAGCAAGAAGCAGGTAGACGTGACCCAGAGGGCGTACACTTCGTTCAGGTTCTAAATAATAAAGTCGTAGCTTCATTTGGGGCTAAGGATTTATGTTTTGGTATTAGACGCCCAAGAAGTGATATTCGATTTAGGGGTTATGGTTTCCCTGAACTTGAAGAATGTATTAAGACAATTACCAACTTGCTTAATGCAGAACTTTACAATGCAAGCAACTTCACCAATGGAATTAGCACCAGTGGTATCGTAGCTGTGAAGACAGCAATGAACCCTCAGTTATTTAGAGCTTTCAGAAGAGAGTTTTATTCTATGTTAACTGGTGCACACAACGCAAAGAAGACACCTGTTATTCAATTAGACCCGAGTCAAGACGAGGATATTAAAGCAGTTAACTTGTCGAGTTCTAACAGGGAGATGGAGTTTGATAACTGGATGAATTATAATATCAAAATGATTTGTTCTGTATTTCAAATAGACCCTGTAGAAGTAGGTTTTAACTTCGGTCAAGAAGGCGTAACTTCTTCATTGAACCAAGCTAGTAGTGCAGAGAAAGTTGTGGTGTCAAAAGAAAGAGGTTTAAGACCTATGCTTCGAGCAATCCAGACTTGGCTTAATCGCTATGTCATTCATGAGTTAGATGACCGCTTCGAACTTGTCTTTACAGGACTCGACATTATTGAACCACAAGATAAAGTGGACTTTGATGGCAAGCGAGTTCGTAGCTTTATGACTATAGACGAAATTAGAGCGTTGCATGACCTTCCTGCTCTACCCAATGATTTAGGTTCTGTTATTTTAGACCCTAACTTCATCTCACAACTCGCAAGTAAAAAAGGAGTTCCAAGTGTCTAAGTCTTTTGATGTACCTCAAGCAGTTAGCGATGCAGCTGCGAGAGGGTTACGACTAAGGAAGGAGCATGGCAGGGGTGGACTTACTACACAACAAGCAGGTAAAATTGGTATTGGTAGCGGTGTCCAAAGAGCAAGTGATTTAGTCAGTGGTTCTGTATCTTATGAAACAGTGAAACGAATGCTTGCTTTCTTTAATAGACACAAGGTCTACAAGGAATATCATGATGATAATCCACCTTCAAACGCTTTAATTTCTTGGTTGCTCTGGGGCGGTGACCCTGGATATGAATGGGCTAAAAGAATAGTTGCTAAAGAAGAGAAGGTTGAGAAGGGTACTTTCTTAGCTATGGTGCTATTTCCTGACGGCCTGCCAGATGAAGAGGAGGAGGAGGAGGACGAAGATGAAGGGGAGGACGAAAGCGAAAGTGAAGACGAACCTTTCCAAACACTTCTAAAGAAAGTCCCAAAGAAGTACTTAGAAGGTGCACCTCATGGAACTAAACAAGATAGAGAAGAAGCTATTAAAGATAGGAAGGATGATACTAAAACAGATTACAGTCCACTACCTGGCGATGAAGCTAAGCCTAAAAAGAAAAGCAAGTACACCCGTACAAAGTTTGCTGACAAGGTTAGAGCAGAAATGCAAGGGAATGATACTGACGAATTTCTTAGAGCCGCAGCTAAGGTTAGCGGTGTATCTATTTCTATCTTGAGAGAAGTACACAAGAGAGGTTCTGAAGCATGGGCAACATCTGGCCACCGTGTAGGTGCATCTCAAGTAGCTTGGGCTAGGGCAAGAGTTTATTCTTTTGTTACTGGAGGCACTACACAGAAGACTGCTGACAAAGATTTATGGACAAAACATAAGAATAAAAGTTAAAAGTGGATATCGTGGATATCGGTTGACGTCTCGTTGAGGTCTCTTTTTTAGATATCCACATCGAAAAACATTAACAAAAACAATAACTTACACTGTAGTGGATATCGTGGATGTCTCAAAACACTATTTTGGCTGTGTGAAATATTTTTAGTTATACCAAGAGATAAAAATAATTTTCACCACAACTTAAAAAGTGGGGTGTGGAGATGTCCACGATATCCACTCTGAACAAAGAAAGGCAAAGCCATGCTTACTAAAGCACAAAAAACTAATGTTCAAGTCACAAAGAATTTCAATCTGTCAGAACTTGAATTTAGAAACACTATCCCGCCTGCTATGATTGCAGACGCCACAACCCTACTTAAACAACTACAAGTTCTTAGAGACCACTTAGGTGCGAGTATAACTATCATTTCTGGATATAGAGCCCCTGATTATAATGCAAGCATAAATGGAGCATCTAATTCGCAGCATATGTACGCCAGAGCGGCAGACATCAAAGTCGCAGGAAAGACAAGTTTAGAAGTACACGCAGCTATCTCGAAGTTAATCAAGGAAGGTAAAATGCTAGAAGGTGGTTTAGGTGTGTATGACTTATTCTGCCACTACGATTGCAGAACAATTGCAGGATTACCTGCCGCCAGATGGCGGGAGCTAACAAGCACAAAATAAAAAAATTGTGTTATAAAGCTTGAAATAATAAACCACTTGTTATAAAATACAAGTAGAGAGAAGCACAGGAGTATAAATGCCCTTTCCTAATTTTCACGCAGCTAGAATAATAGACCCCGATAAGTTCGAGAGTTTCGCCACAAAGAAACTAACGGACGGTATCACTGCTATTATTGGTATAGACAAAGAAGGTAAGAGTGAGATACAATCGGTTCGTGCTGACCAATCCAAGTTCACACCAAGCGAATTTAAAGACTGGTTAAAGAAGCACGATTTTAAACCAATTGATTTTGAGGAGGCTTCTATGAAGAAGGCTACAAATATTTTTGCTGCTTGGATGGATATCGACTTAGCTAAGTCTACAGACCAAGTACAAAGTACAGAACCTAAGACTGTTAAGATTGGCGGTATCATTAGCTCCGACTCTCCTGACATGCAGGGTGATATTATCGACCAAGACGGCTTGGACTTCTCTTACTTCATGAAGAGAGGTTATATCAATTACGAGCATCAACAAGGAATGAATAATATTGTCGGTCGTCCTATCTCTGTGAATAAGGTGAACATGGGTAATGGCGTTGCAACTAAAATCGAAGCAGAGCTGTACATGAACTTACCACTTTCACAACTAGTTTATAAAACTATGAAGGACTTGAAAGAAGCAGGGGACACTAGAAAGCTAGGCTTCTCTATTGAAGGTCAAGTACTTGCAAGGGATAAAATAAATCCTAAAATTATTCGTAAGTCCAGAGTATTAAATGTTAGTGTATGTGCATTACCACAAAATGCAGATGCGACTTTAGAACTACTTGCGAGAAGTATGAACATGAACACAGCAATTATGGACGCAGCTAAGCCTGACTTAATACTTGACTCCTACAATAAAAAGGATGATACTATTCTGGATGCTGCAACCCCTAGCGTAAAAGACTCAATTTCTGATACCTTCAAAGAAGTTATGAGAGAAGAGATGAGTAAGGTTATGCAAGGGGAGATTGACAAGATGTTTGATAATCATTCGGCAGATGAAAAGAAACCTGTTATGATTAGCATCAGTACCCTATCTTCTATTGTTGGTAAGGTATTCCCTCAACTAAATAAACAGAAACAAAATGAATTAGCCCGCAAGCTATTGGTAGCTGCGAGTGATAATTAGGAGTTTAATCATGTCTACAGAACAACAAAATACACAAGTTGTTGAACCAGTAGCGGCTGACCTCAGCAAGGTAGAGACCCTTCTTGAAGACATCAAGAAATCTGTTGAACCTGCTGTAGAAGATAATACCGCAGAAATCCTTGCAAAATCTGCTGACACTTTGTTACAAGATAATAAGAAACTTGTAGAAGGTGTTACAGGTAGATTTTCTGGCGTTGAAGCTAAGCTAGATAATATGGATGTCATGATGGATAAAATCATCAAGTCAATCGCAAATATCGAAGCAAGAGTAGATGCAATGTTCAAGACACCATCAGCCCCTAAAGCTGTTGTTGCAGAACAAACACCTGCTGAACTTCAACCAATCCAAAAGTCTATTAGTTATTCAGATGTCGTTTCAAAGGCCACTGCTGCCTTAGCTGCAAACCCATCTAATGACCAAGCCATGCGTATCAAGTTAGGTATTGCCCAACTCGATGCAGGCGTATCCCCAGAAGCAATCGCTAAATCTTTAAATTTACTATAAGTAGGAGACACCATGTTACCTGAACTTAATTCCTTTGCCCCAGTAGAAGACCTCATCAAGATGAATGAAGTTTTGAGAAAATCTACAGCAGGTTATCAAACAGCCGCAGGCACCTCTGGTGGCCAAGCAGGCGAACTCAGTCCTCTCATTCCTCAATCTATTGAGAATGTACTTTCAACAGCAACCTATGGTATGTCAGAACTTGCTCTCTGGAACAAAATCCCCAAGACCAATGTTACCCAAACCTTACATGAATATGCAGTTGTAAAAGACTGGGGTATGGACTTAGACCCATTCATCTCTGAAGGTGGTGGTTCTGAAGCTGATTTTGCTACCAACAATGCTAGCTATGAACGTAAGAGCATCAAAATCAAGTATATGGCTGAACG